CGACACAACACTTGTTCCTTGGTTAGTAGGCGAAGAATGGAAACAAATTCCTAAAATTAAAAGCAAATATATGTTTGGTCACTTTGAACTTCCGCACTTTTATATGAATGCAATGGTGCAAATGCCGGACACAGGCGAACTACAAGCAGATCATTTTAAACATCAGGAATATGTGTTTAGTGGACACTTTCACAAAAGACAAACACTAGGCAACATTACATATATTGGTAATGCTTTCCCACATAACTATGCCGATGCTTGGGACGACAAACGAGGTATGATGATTCTAGAACACGGCGGTGAACCACAATATCTTGATTGGGATAATTGCCCCAAGTATCGCACAGTTAAACTAAGCGAACTTATTGATAAAAAAGATACACTTATTAAAAAGAAAATGTATCTTAGAGTAACACTTGACATTCCAATTTCATACGAAGAAGCAAGTTTTATCAAAGAAGAATTTATGAGGAATTATGACTGTAGAGAAATTACACTAATTCCAAGTACGCAAGATGATGAGATTAATACTGATATTGATATTACAAAATTTGAAAGTATTGATCAAATTGTAGCACAAGAAATTAATGCTATCGAAAGCGATAGTTACAACAAACAAACATTATTAAACATTTACGACGAGTTATCATATGATTCTAATTAAAGATCTAACAGTTAAGAACTTTATGAGCGTGGGTAATCAAACCCAAGCAGTAGATTTTAGTAATCGACAATTAACATTGGTACTAGGTGAAAATTTAGACCAAGGAGGCGATGATAGTGGCTCCCGAAACGGAACTGGTAAGACCACTATCATTAATGCCCTTTCTTATGCACTGTACGGACAAGCATTAACAAACATTAAACGCAACAACCTTATTAACAAAACAAACGGCAAGGGTATGTTAGTTACTCTTGAGTTTGAAAAAAATGGTACAAAATATAGAATTGAACGTGGACGTAGTCCAAATGTACTAAAGTTTTTTGTTGATGATGCTGAACAAGAAGTAACAGACGAGTCACAGGGTGATTCAAGAGAAACACAAAAAGAAATTGATCATTTGTTACAAATGAGTCACGATATGTTTAAGCATTTAGTTGCATTAAACACTTATACAGAACCATTTTTAAGTTTAAAACCAAACGATCAACGTGCTATTATCGAGCAGTTACTTGGTATTACTATACTTTCTGAAAAAGCAGAACAGTTAAAAGTTAAGCAAAAAGAAGTTCGCGACGGTATTACTGAAGAAACTGCTCGAATTAATGCTGTTCAATCAAGTAACGAGCGTATTAAAGAAACTATTGAAAGTTTAAAAGTAAAATCAAGTGCTTGGCGTCAACAAAATGCAAAAGATTGCGAACGTTTGCAAAACGGAATTGACGAACTAGAACATTTAGATATTGATCAAGAACTTGAAGCACACGAGTTACTTTCTAAATGGGCAGAAAACGACAAGCATAAACGCAACTTGGAAAAAGAACGTGCTACACTAGAAAGTGCATTAAGTCAAACTGACAAACAAGTTGCAAAATATACAAAAGATTTAGAAAATCTTGTTGATGCAAAGTGCCATAGTTGTGGTCAAGACTTACACGAAGAAAAGAAACTAGAAATTGAACTTAAACTTCAAGAAGAGTATGGCGAAACAATGACATACTTAATGGAGATTAATGAAAAGTTTGAAAAAGTGCAAACTAAACTTGAAGAACTAGGAGATCTAACTTCTAAACCTCTTACATTTTATGAAACTGCTAAAGAAGCATACGATCATAGAAGCAATGTTGAAAATTTAAAACAAGCACTAAAATCAAAAGAAACAGAAAGCGACCCTTATGTTGACCAAATAACAGAATTAGAAAACACTGCTATTCAAGAAGTACATTGGGAAACTGTTAACGAATTAAATTCTTTACTAGAACATCAAAATTTCTTGTATAAGTTACTTACAAACAAAGATAGTTTTATTCGTAAGAAAATTATTGAACAAAATCTTGCATATCTAAACAATAGACTTACATATTATTTAGATCGTATAGGATTACCACATCAAGTTGTATTCCAAAACGACTTGAATGTAGAAATTACACAATTAGGACAAGACTTAGACTTTGATAATTTGTCAAGAGGTGAACGTAACAGATTAATTTTAGGTTTAAGTTTTGCGTTCCGTGATGTTTGGGAAAGTTTATATCAAAATATCAACTTAATGTTTATTGACGAACTTATTGATAGCGGTATGGACACAGCAGGTGTTGAAAGTAGTCTTGCTATTCTTAAGAAAATGGGTCGTGAACGTAAAAAGAACATTTACTTAATTTCACACAAAGACGAACTTGTAGGTCGTGTTAATAACGTATTAAAAGTTGTAAAAGAAAACGGCTTTACAAGTTATGCAAACGATATTGATATTATAGAATGAGCATAAACGACGACACACACGACAAATTAACAAAGGCTTACATAGAATACTTTAAAAATAACGAAAAGTATGAACGCTTCAGAGGCCATGAAACCATGCAGGCTACTCGAAAACAACTCCGCTTGATTAGAACGTTGGCTAAATTACGTATGGATGAAATTATCAACGACTATCAAGAACGCAAAAACCAAAAACAAGAGGCTAAAGATACAGACTAGGTAAGTACCAGTATGAACTGGACTTATCAAGGACAAGAGATAAACACAATACCTGAAGAATATGAAGGCTTTGTTTATCTAATCACAAATACAACCACTGGGCAAAAGTATATAGGCAAGAAATTAGCCAAATTTAAAACCACTAAGCCACCCCTTAAAGGCAAAAAGAACAAACGCAGAGGCACTAAAGAAAGCGACTGGCAGGACTATTGGGGTTCTTCTGATCGTTTACAAGCAGATGTCGAAGCACTAGGTCCAAAAAACTTCACAAGAGAAATACTTTATCTGTGTAAAAGCAGAGCAGAAATGAGTTACATTGAGGCTAGAGAGCAATTTGACCGCCGTGTATTAGAACGAGATGACTATTATAACGGAATTATTAATTGTAGAGTAGGCGGTTCAGACAAATTACGCAAGGCTTTATTGGAACAAGATATTAAGGCAAAGACATAGTAACGCTGTTTGGTCGAGGATGCTCGACTCACCTTGAGGATATGTGAGAGACCATATTCAGATACTGGTGTGTTACAAGGATAATGCTAACTACAGGCATAAAAGATGTGTGCTCTGTGAAAAAGATACAACACACGGGTAAGTGATTTCGACTGTTTGGGATCAACTGCCTTCCGCGGATATTGCGAATGCTGAAGTAGGGGGTTGACGGTCTGCCGCCTCCGATGTATTATATAGAATACATTAACACGTTTAATGCACTCTATATGTTACAAATCTTCTTAAACAGAATGGTGATGCTAACTCACATGATGTGAAGCCAAACTTTTAATTCGTCCGGCAACGGGCGAATTGTGGCTCAACTATCTACATGATGCTAAATTGCTTCGCAATTATTGTTCTTAATTAAAAAGAAAATAAGTGTTTGAGCGATAGCGAAAACAAGATGTGCTTTAGCACATCTAAACTGAATGCTTATCTATATAAGGATCATCCATTAGTGTAAATCAGGATCGCGTCCTAATCCTTTAACTGTGTAATGTTGGATTTCGATTATACGATAACCGCTTGTGTCGATTCCTTGTGATTGCATCATAGACATAATTTCATATGCCTCGTCTTCGGTCCCTAAATTGGTCTCGATAATACTATCACGGACGTCCACAATGTTGTATGTGTATCTCATAGTAGAATATTTAATATTAATTACTTGACATAAATAGTAATACATAACAGTTTAGGATTATATAATATGAAAATTACTCAAATTGTAGCAGAATCGCGTGTAGATGAGGCTCCTGTAAGCGGTATTAGGCAGGGTCTACGTAAGTTTGGTGCTAAAGCACTGGCTAAAGTTGGCGCAAAAGACGCCGCAATGGGTATTGCAGGTGCTGTAGATACCGGTGATGAAGCAAACGCACTGCGTACAGAGTTTCAAAATTATATAGGTCAAACAGGTCAAAAAATGAGCCAAATTGATGCACAAGATTTAGCAAATTGGCTTAAAACTAAAAAAATGCCTACTAATAGTGTTCCACCTAGCGGCACTGTAAGCAAGAAAATGCTTGATCAAATCCTACTTAAGGCTGTACAAGATTCTAAAAAAGCCGGCGGAGTACCGTCCGCACAACCGGCCGCTGGCGCGGATGCTGGCGCATCACCACAAGCAACACAAGGTGCAGGACAACCTGACAATGCTAAACAAGGAACTACAGACACAGGTGCAGTAGACAAAGCAACTGCTACTGGTAGTTCAGGTGACGGTGCAGGCAAAGCACCTCCAACAGGCAACGGCAGTGCTGTTGGTAAATCAGAAACAATTCCGCCTAACATTCAAGCACAACTTGATTTGTTAAACGGTCCAGATAAAAAACGATTAGCGAGTATGTTATAATGAAACTGTTTGAACTAAACACCCCAACGAATAGAACTAGTCAAATCCTAACTGAAGGTTATCAAACTCTTACAGAAACTCAAAAGATTTATCTTAATAGATGGGAACGTGAACTTTGGCCTTTGCTTGAAGAATACGTTAAACTCGCAGAAGCAGATCTAACTGCTGATCAAATTAATGCTATTTTCCAAGGTGCTGAACAACGTGCAATGGCAAGTGGCGACAATAAAACTGTTGCAGGTAAAGTTGGTGGCGCGGCATTAGCGGCGGCAAAACTTCCTGTAGACATTGCTAAAAAGGTTGATGCAAAGATTAATGAACTAGGACGCATGGCACAAAACGCAGGTCCTATTAAAAACGCTGATGCTAAGTTTGAAGAACTAAAAGCAAAAATTTCAAAAGAAAACAGTGACAGCAAAATTGTACAAGGCATTCAAAAAATTAGTGACTGGGCAAAAGAAAACCCAGGTAAGGCTTCACTAGCAGTAGGTATTCTAACAACTATTGCGGCTTTTGCGGGTGGTCCTGCAGGCGGTGCCGCGGCTGGTTTAATACTACGTGCTTCAAAAGACTTATTACAAGGCGAGAAACTTTCAACAGCAGTTGGTAAATCAATTAAGACTGGTGTTTATGGTGCTCTTGCTGGTATGGCATTTAAAGAACTTACAGACAACATTGTTGACAACATTGCATCAGCACAGAACGCAGAACTAGATGCAATGGAAGCGGCCATGAAGGCAGAAAACTTCCAAAACGCAAAAGCAGATCTATTTGCTGATCTAGGCATGAAAGTTGATGCACTTGACGGTGCAAGTAGAATGAATATGAGTGGTAACTTAAATCAATTTTATTATTCATATGATACTGTTATTCCACCTGATATGATGGGACAGTATAATGCTCTCGAAGCGGCTATGGACGGTGCGAAATCATTTAGTCCGGAGCATTATGCGGCGGCGGCTAAGTTCCATGACTTTATGGGACAACTTGTAAACAGTTCTGAAGCAAAGAATCTAACAGCGGCTTGGGACGCACTTAAAGAAATTCCACGTGATACGCTTACAATAGACAACCTAAACACAATTATTGCTAAAATAGACTCAGGCGATGAATTGCTAAAAACAATTATGAACGCAGGCGGAGCGGCAGGAGCCGCGGCACAGGGTGCGTTACAAACTGTTGACGACAATGCTAAAAAAGCACAAACATCAAAACCAGTTGATGCAGATACTAAGCAACAATTAGAATTAGATCTTAAGGGTGGTGGTGAGAAACAAGCAGAATCAATTGACTACGAAACTTCATACAAATATATGTTAGAGCAATATATTGCCGAAGCAGATCCTGCACAAGGTGAATTACCATTAGATAATCCAAACTCACTTGGTGCTAAGATGAAACGTGGTCTTGGCAAAGCGGCAGGTGCTGTTGGCGGTGCTATTAAAGGTGCGGCAGGCAAAGCGGCCGCAGGTGTTAAACAAGTTGGTAAAGACTTAGGTAACAAAATTACTGCTAACAAGTTAATGAAAAAATGGAAAGAAATGGGCGAACCAACAGACGCAGGTACTGTTGCATTTATTCTACAAGACGCAGGTATGAGCCCAGACGATATTAAAGCAATTGGTCAAGAACAAAAAGTTGATCTACCAGCACAAGGTACTCCACCAGCAGATGCCAAAGGTGATAATGCACAAGCAGGTGCTACACCAGCAGATGCCAAAGGTGATAATGCACAAGCAGGTGCTACACCAAAAGCAGGTGGTTCTACAGCACAAGGTAGTCCAGATGCTTCACCTGAAGACAATCTTGCTAAAACAGGCAATCCAGTAGGAGCACCTAAAGATGGCGATTCTAACGCTGATACAGCGTCAACAAGCGGTGGTCAAGGTGGCGGTGCTACTGCAACAGCATCTTCAGGAGAAAGACGTGCTACTAAGGACGAAATTGCAAAATGGGTTAGAAAAGATGCCGGCTTAGTTGATCCTAAGAATCCTGCACTTGATGGTGCTATTGAAGCAAATAGAGATGGTCGCAATATTGGACTTGTTAGACAAGCAAATGGTCAGGATCATATTTGGTTAGGCCAGTCGTGGGTTGATATGTCAACTGGCAAATCTGTAAGTTCTGATACACAAGGACTAGGCAGACCTGATCTAGAAGAACTTGCTAAAGAAATTCAAAAAGCAAATGTTGCTAAACTTGTAAAAGATCAATTAACTTCACCCGGTGTAACAGCAGGTACTAAAGATGCTCAACAAGCAAAAGTGGGTAAAAAGTTAGTTTCTAAACAAGCACAAGCGGCAATGAAACGTCCAGAACAAAGATTCCAAAAAGGAGCAACTGCCTAAAAGAAAGGCATATTGCTCTTTTTAGTTGTTTCTAGATTATCTTCAACAATCTTACTAACTATTTCTCGTTCTTCGGGACCAAAGTCGTATGCTTCAGTAATTGATACTCCGCCTCGCATATACCACACTATCTTTAACAAGTCGTGTTTTATCTGTTTGCATTCTTTTTCCATTTCTTTAGAACGCTGGATAATCTTGTCAAGAGGCCAGTGTGTTATCTGCGAGCGAAAAAATTTGATTGATCAAACGTAATAGGCACTTCAAATTTTAATGGTGCGCCTGCTTCTCGTTCCTCAACTGTTGTTTCCGTTTCAAACGGAGGTAGTGCAAAATCACTTCTAACTTTTTCAATATGATCTTTGATTCTTTCAAAAATAATACTGTCTGCGTTAGCAAAAAAGTCTTTGATGTGTTTTGGATCTGTTACTGGTTCGTCATGTCCATATTGTACATAAACAACTTGATCTACAACAATATTAAGATTCATTTCTGATAACAGTTTAAATGAAGCATCAAACTTCGACATTTTTTCTGAATCAGTCATCTTAGAATCTTGAATGGACGCAACAACACGAGATTGTTCCATACTCTTGATAGACATTTCAGTAAATGTTTTATACGAAATAGGTCTTAGTTTAAATGTAAAACCTTCTGTAGTAAACGTTTCTGGAAACTTTCGTTCTACAATAGTATCTAATAATTGTACTAGATTAATATCAAAATCTTTTTCAATTTCGGTATTTGGAACTTTTGATGTAATAGCCATTGTTTCACCGTAAGTAGCAATACGAATTGCAATAAGAATTGCATCAAGATCGATACTTGGACAATGAAAAGCATTTTTAATGTTTGGTATACAACTTTGCATTAAAGTTGCTGTTGCTTGGCCATTTATTAGTGCATCTGGAGTTTTTAGGACTAATTCGTCCTTGGCAGTCATTGAATAAACTGGTAACTCACCATTTTCAGGCATATCAATTGATCCTTCTGGCCACCATTTACCACCAGATGGCAACCTTAGATAGATCTTTGCCTGTCTAAAGTGTTTTGCCAATGGGTTGGCGCCGGCTGGTTGAATAGGTGTTCCACCCTGTGGATTCATACCTATTGTATTGTTATAACCTCCGGACATAGTATTATCTGCCATGTTTTCTTCTCCTGCTAAATAATAGTAGCACAAGTATTTATAGTGTCTTATAAAGTGAGTAGTTAATTAATGGCAGTAAATGTTGATATTCCAGGCGTAGGTAACGTACAAGCCCAAAATGCCGCAGAAGAAGCCACTCTTAAAGAGATATTAAGAGTTTTAAAAGGCCAAGGCAAAGGCGGTTTGGGTGGTGGCGGAGCAAGTAGCGGCGGTGGCGGAGCCGGCGGTAACCCCTCTCAGGTACTTACAGGACTTACTAAAGATCTAGGCAAGTTTAGTAAAGGTATCAAAGGCACTACTAATGCATTACAAGATTTTCAAGCAGGACTAAAATCTATAGGCGGTGCAATCCTTGACGGATTTATGAGTGTTGCTAGTTCTGCAATGAATTTGGGTAAAGAACTACTTGTTGGCGGAAATAGACTTAGTGACTTTGCCCAGCATATTCCGCTTGTTGGAAATGCACTCTCTGGATTACTAGGGATACTCGAAGGGCAAATCGACACTTGGCGAAGTTTATCTGAAGTAGGTGCTTCGTTTGGTAACGACATTGCAAAAATGAACCTTGCCGCGGCCAATGCAGGTCTGGGCATGGAAAAATTTGCAGAGTTTGTTGGTGGCAACTCTGAAAGAATGCAGTTCTTAGGAGGCACAGTTACTGAAGGTGCTAGTCAATTTGGTTCGTTAATTAAAAATGTAAGAAACAGTGAAAAAGGATTCTTTGGTATGGGTTATACCATGGAATCATTAAACGAACACACTGCTGAATATATTGAAATGCAGGCACGTCAAGGTAGACTTGCTGGAATGAGCCAAGCAGAACTACAAGCAGGATCAGAAGCATATCTAGAACAAATTGATCAACTTGCTAAAGTAACAGGTAAATCACGTAAAGAAGCAGAAGCACTATTAAAACAACAACAAGAAGAAGCAAATATACTTGTTCTTAAATCAAAGTTAGAAGGACAAAATCTTAAAAACTTTGAAAATAATATGGCTTTTGTTCAATCAGAACTACCAGGTTTCGCTAATGCGTTCGGCGACTTAGCAGACGGTGTAGCACAAACACCATTAGGTCAAATGTTAGCGGCCAACGTTGATGGGTTGAGTGAACTCCAAGAACAAATGGGCCGAGGTGAAATTGGTCAAGAAGAATATCAAAAGAGATTAAAAGATTTAATGCCACGAATTGTAGAATTTGCTGATGGCATGGGAGCGGCTGGTGTATCTGCACTAGCAGGCAAAGCAGGCATGGGCGAGTTGCTTAATGGTTTAAGTGACACTAAAAAATTCTTAAGTAAATCCTACGATTTTAAACAAGCAGAAAAAGAACAAAAGGATAGAGAAAAAGTTACAGAAAATCTTGCTAACATGGAAAACGCCATTGAAGGTGCAAGAGCCCAGTTAATGAAAACTTTCCTTGAAAGTGGGTTGTTCCAAAACTTACAAAAATACATGGGCGACTTCTTAGGTTGGTTTACTGACAAAGGCGAAAACGGCATGAGCAAGATGGACGAATTCTTGCAAGAAGGATTAAAATGGGCCGAAGACTTTATGAAGTGGGTTAAAGGTGCTTGGGCAGATGCTG